ATGTTGTCAGTCTCCAGCCTGACAGTAGTGTACCTTTCGTCTGGTACCACCTCTGCTTGTCGTCACGTATCTTCACGTCATCAAGACTATCTATCGCCCAGACCAACGCAGCCTGCTGCTCTTGTGATAGATTCTTTTCAAAAACTAAAATGTATGCTTCAAGCACTGATTTCATTGCTTCCGTACTATGTTGTGAGTTAAAGTCTTCATAGTCAAAACAGAACGGAACACCATTCCTGAGCACCTCCTTCACAGTCCGCCTAACATTTTCCTCAGTCGCAGTGTCCCCAATTGGAAAGATGTTACTTAATGTTCTCTCACAGTCACCCATGGCGAAACCCGTCAATATGAAATTCGTCGCGTCTACCCCGTATATTGCACGCATCTTTGTCCATTCATACTTTGTGGATGCCCAAGCCCTTATCTGCGGCGGCCTGTTTAAGAAATACTCTAGACTGCGTTTAGGCATTTTTGTCAGCGTGTCAAGCTTATTCCTGCTCAGCCTGTCCTTAGCTAGAAACGTCAAGTCCTCCGGGTACTGTGAGTGAAAAGCTCCCGTCGGCGCCCACTGGTATCTATTTTTCCAGTATTTCTCCCATTTCATCTTCTTGGGCCGGCTGCCTGTACTATAGGCTCGTTTGAAGAGTTTTACGCACTCAGTCAAGATTGATACTTTGTCGAATTCAGCTAATTTTGGTTTAGTTCTATTTGACTCCTCTGCATCCCAGTCAACACTACCGACTCCCCTATTAACTAGTACTTCCATCTCGAATGCCGGTGTTAGATCAACTGGAACCAGATTTTGAAGCGCTTTCAGTCTGAGTGTAAACTTATTCTTAATAGTCTTAGCAAACTGTTCAACAGTGCTAAACTCCCAAAGCCAGATCCCAGACTTAGCTATCCAGGGACGTAAGTCATCCGGTACACTCATAGCCCACATTATCAGACCTACAAAGAATGATTCGTGTAGGTCCCCTGTCTTATACAGAAAGTAAAGCGTATTAAATGTGAAGCCAGCTAACTCAGTTAACCTAGTTAAAGAAACGGCGCCTAGCTCTCGTATAGTAACATATCTTAAATGTCTCGCTGAGACTTTAGTGGGTGGTATTTCAATATTTTGACAAAGGACGTTTTTCACAAAGTTAATAGCCTGCACTGCTGGTTTCTGTCTCCTAGAATTGCTGTTAATAAAAAATGCATTCATAAGAATCTCGTTAGTGGTAACCAGACCATACGGCATTAAATCAGGGCCGTATTGCCACCTTGCTGCACGCAACAATACTGGTGGGTAAGCACTTTTAAGATCTAAATTAGTTTTACAGTACAGTAGAGTGACATCAAGTCGTTTAGCATATACACAGTATACGCCTGTTTGTGCTCCCTCGATAGAAATAATCCTACGTCCTCGGAATTCCACATGGGGTATTATATCATATAGAGCGTAGCCTGCTACCTCCATTTCAGCACTGCACATCACACAATCCTCAAAGTCTACAAACTGTGGTATATCTAGTAGTTCTTCTATACTTCTGGTGCATTTTGAACCCCCGGATCCGGTGGGTCCTGTTTGTCTCCGGGCTCTAGTAATGGTGATTGCTCGGTGTCCGGTCCTAGCGGTACTCCCGGGTTTACCATAGTTACTTGAAAACCCGACGACTGAAT